TCTCTAAGTTCCATCTCTTCCAAGTGTTCTGTTTCATTGAGTGCTTGATAAAAGTGTTCCTTCATTAGATATATGTGTTCTGCACCTCGTAAACCAAGTGATTCACGAAAATGTAACACACTGATAAATGAAAAATATGGTGCTCTAGCAATAACTTCTAGAACCCAAAACCTTTGAAAGTCTCTACCTCTGTAGAGAAAGTCTAAGATATAGATTGTAGTATCTAAGACGAAAGTATTGAATTGTTTCATATGAGTATTTATACTGATTAATCTCGTTGTCTCCAATCATCAGATTTATCATTCTTAAACCAATCTGCTACGTCATCCGCACCATTAAATCCTTTTTTAGATTTACGTGGATCTCCTATATCTAAAAATTTTAAACAAGATCCATCTGGGTCAGTTGATAATCTTCTCGCTTGACTCAACATACCCCTTGCACTTGTATTTGCTTTTGCAAGTTTTTGAGCCCAAATCATATCAGTCATAGTGACTTCTGAACCAGCAGCAATATCTTTACAAATTGCTTCTAGTCTTAAACGGTATGCGGTAGATAACATTTACTAATAGGTAATATTAGTAATATCTATTTAATCTTTGGATACGTCTTTTTTTGCGTATTAAAATCCTGACATACCTTCTGATCTGTTCAAAGAAAGTAGGTTTTGGTTTTGGTGGTAATATCTCTTTGAATCTATTCAATCCTATGATCCTCGTTCAGAATTTCATTCATAGAAAAAGGATGTTCCCTTAGATAAGGTACATCCTCTCGTGCTTGCTTTGCTGCGTTCCAAGAATCTTTTGCGTATTCGCAAATCTCGTGATGGATATGTTTAGAGTCGTCCCATCCGACTGTATAGTGTGACATTACGATCTTTCGGGTGTCAGTATTATTTAGGTGTAAATACCCTGTTACTGACTGTGTACTTGTTGGTTTACACACACATAAATAGTGCTAGAATTTGGGTTAACAAGATGCAATGAAAACGCATTTGTTATGTGTAAACCAAACAAAAAAGGAGGTTGATCTGTATGCAGCATAACTTGGTATCATACAATCAATTAGCAGGGTCTTATGAAGATCCACACGACCAAAAATTACACGAGTATTACGAATGTCTGATTGAATGTAATGATAACCAACAGACGTGTAAAAGAATTTGCAAGGATGTGCTTATGTAAAAGCAAAAAGAAAGACCCCGAAGGGTCTTTTTTTATGAGATAGGATATGCTTTGTCTGTCATATAATCTTCTGGTTTAGGTACTGGTGCATAGAACCCTTCAGGTCCTTCATAATTAGGACCACTATTTCTTCTAAGTGGTCTTTGCATAATATCAATGGTCTCTTCAAACCATCTATCCATTGATCTTCCCATAGCACGGTAAGAAGTACCAAGATAAATTTGCCCTGCTACAACAGATATAGTGGCAGTTCCCCAGAACATATAGTAAAATCTAGACTTTACTTGTGCTCTAACTTTATCACGTTTGTTCATTACCGATTTAGTATATTCTTTAAGGGTAGCATCTCTACCTTAACTTTGTCAACTATTTGATCTATTATATTAATATCAATTCCCATAAACGGTTCGATGATACCTAACATCCTTAGTAAACCGTCTACAAATAATGCTAATGCTGTAAAACCTAAGATCATACTAATTACAGTCGCATCTCTATTGTGCTTTGCCATAGACGCTTCATCTATAGCACGAGCCTCAGCAACTGCATCGCTGATCATTTTATCTACTTCGTCCTTAGTATAACAAAGAGATTTAATACGATCATCTGTCATTAACTACAGAAGAATCGCACCAATAATAAATCCTTTGGCAAATGATATGCAAAGCATTTTATAGTCAGATAGTTTAAATCTATCTTGAAACTTTTTAATAAGTTTCTTATCCCATTCGACAAACTTGTCGAACCATTTTTGTGTTGTATCAGCTATTGCCATTATGACCTGGTTTTTGTGGACAGTTTTTTTCGTGTTTATCTAACCACCTCTGACAATTCCAATAATTTTTCGGAGGTGTGATACCACAGTATTTACACTTAAGTTCCATTGTACTTGCGATTAAAGTCTTTAAATGATGACTGAAGGGATTTAGGCTCAGGTTCTTTTCCATACTTTTGAACCTTCCATTCATTGTGCATAGCACCTAGGATCCAAGCTTGGGACAGTCCTTTAGGACCATTTGTCAATAGTTCTTTTTGAAATGCTGACAACCTTGATTTAGAAGCAAGATATTCTTGCCTCCAACTATGATCAGTTTCCATATGAGTAAGATTTGTTTTTAACTTTTGTTTCCCCATAAGGGTTGGGACGATTAGGTTTTACTTGACCTAACCTCATACCCTTAGTTCCTGCTCTACGAGCAGTTGGATTTAGTATAGCATCTTTTTTACCTTTTTTGGTAATTATGGAATCCTGATTGTATTCCTTACCAAGACGCTTCATCTGTTTCTTAAAAGTTCTGAACTTTTTCTTGGGTGCATTAACTACAATAGATGGTTCTCTTACAGTTTTTGTTTCCCCTGTCTTCTCGTCTTTCTCTGCATATTTTCCTTCTACCTTTTTGTAACCATATCCTAAACTACGAACTCTTTTACCTAGTTCTCTATTCTTTGCTTTGTTTTCAGCACTAGATACGTTACCTCTGTTTGCTGTTAACTGTGCAGTATTACGTTGCATAGAGTTTCTAACAGCACGAGATAACCCACCTTCAGCAATGAATTGTTTAAAGGATAGAGTTGACATTAGCCACCTACAATTTGAACTTGCTCTAATATAACTGCGTTACTACCAGCAACACATTTAACTGCACGTTTTACTAATGGAATGTTTCCAGCAGTTGCATCAGCAGCACTGAGAGCATAGTCTGCACTTGCAGCAGATGAATCATAATCTGTTGTAATAGTAGAAGCAGTAATTGCTGTTACCTTCTTACCACCTGATGCTGCTGATTCAAAGTCAGATGTAAATCCATCTGTATCACCACCATCGACTGTTTCTATAAAATCTCCAACACTAAAAGTATGTCTACCACCACCTGAGAATCCTTCAGCAGTGATTACCATTGCAGCAGCGTCTGTTGCAGCAGCGATCTTAGCGTTCTTTGCTTTACCTACTGACAGTAAAACCGCTTCTCCAGCAGCAAGAGTAATCGCAGGACCTTCGTCAAATTTTATTGTGGATGCTGATGCAGCGTACGCACGTACGACACCAGATTTGACCACTATGTATGCAGTTCCTGAACCACTCACTGTCGTTGTATCTAATACATTTAAAACTGACATTGTGTTCCTATTCCTTTACTAAGTTATTTATCCTTTTGTTTCTTCAAAAATTTAGCGAGTTCAGCAGTAGAACCAACAAACATAGTATTGTTTGTTACGTTACCTGGTAAGTTTTTAGCACTACCACCACCTTGAACTTCTTCTAATTTCTTTTGAAGATCCATAAGTTTGTCAGCAGTATCACCGACATTCTTAATTAGATTACCAGCCACTTCATATGCACGTGGTGAATCTGATTGTTGTGCAACATCTAATATTCCATCTACTGCCTCTTGTCCTTTTTCAATCAAAGAATAAAACTGACCACGAGAATACTCATAATCTTTTAAGATCTGTTTTTGGATAGGAGTAGACTCAACAGGTTCTGCTAAATCGGAACTCTTGTCCTTAGAAATGTCACTAACAAGAGAAGTCTCAACCTCTAGTGCATCTTCGATGCCACCATAGATCTTACTCGTCTTGTCCTGTGGTTGGGTTTCTTGATTTTCCATCAGTAAATTCAGAATATATTTCGTTGAAACCGAAGTTATCATCTGCATCAGCAGTGAATGGATCGGGTTGAACTTGATAACGAACCTCTCTAGGTGCTGTTGTATCTACCTTCATAGCAGTATCAACAATAGCAGTCTTGATAACCTTGCTACTAACATCAGTAACAGGTCCGTAGAGATAAGTCTTAGCAGTAAATGTCAACGTGTAGATTAATGTTCTACGTGTTGTAAAATCTCCCTCATAGTCATCATCATAATTAACAGAGTTAAGTGTTACTGGGAAATCTTTTTTCTCACCAATAGCATCGACCAAGTTAACAGTTATATTAAACATTGGTTGAAATACTGGAAGAATTTGTTCTAAGATTTGTAATCCATCATCTTGATTCTTAGAAAGAATAGCAAGTTCAAAATCCACATTATATGGAACTGGCATAAAAGACTTTTTAGTCTTACCACCATCATTATTATCAACGTGTCTTATCACCTGAGTTGGTGATACCTTTCTAGTAGAATCATATGAAAATCCAGATATCTCAAAAGATAATCTGGGTAAACTGATTTGAGTTGATCTGTCAGCAGTAGTTCCAGCTTGTGCTAAACGTGCTAGGAATTTATCTTTAGGACCATATGCCAAAGGTACTTTCATAACCTCTGTCTTAGATCCACTCACACGTCTAATTTCGATATTGTTAAACAAAGTACCGAAACCAATAACCGTCTTACGAAATATTTCGTTATATGTATACGTTCCTAACATTAACTAGAGCCTCCAATCTCTCCAAATGGATTTCCTTGTGAGAAGTCCAATATACTATCACCTTGTGTCTCAAAGAATGAGTTTTCATCAAACTCTGAGTTAGTATTATTTAGGGTATTATAACTCGCTGTGGTATGTGCTGCCCCAGATGTCTGTCCAGTAACGGTTTCTGGGATTGTAAAGATACCTGATCTATTATAAATTTGTAGTTGTCTTGTAGTAGCATCCCAAGACTTAACTTCAGCAGTTACGTTAGATGTACCACCAGCGATTGTTTCTCCAACTGTATAAGTTCCTGTACCACCTGTAGCAAAGTTGAGAGTAATTGTTGTAGCAAAGTTTCTCTCTACTTGATCAATAGCATCTACACCTGTATCGAAGTCTTCGTCGCTGTACTCGTAGAGTTCACACTCTAGACCCCAAGTATGGATCTTACCTAACTGGAAGAATGGTTGTTCGTATTGAACAAATTGTATTTGAAATAATTTTTGTGCTAGAGGGAAGTAAATCAAATCTCCTTCATTTGGTCTACCCTCTTGTATCAATGTAGTATTATCATCAACAAGAGATGTGAATCTTGTTCTTGATATTATGAATGTAACTTTATCAGATATCCTTACACCAAACTTAGAAAATAAATCTCCATCTCCACCAAATCCTTCTACGTTCTCAAGATATGCTTCTATTAAATAAGCATCATCAAACTTAGATAATGAGTCCTCACCAAAGGCAGGATCTTCATCTACTATAACTCTAGGGATATAATAAACATCCTGACCAAACATTTTAATCTGTTCTATGACCAGTTCTTCAACTAGATTTTGTTCACCACTGGTTCCGTGTGTGAAGTAAGAATTAGTAGGCATTATCCTATCATATCCATAGGTGGTGTTTCATATGTAGTTCTTAACTGTTCTTCTAACTTTTCTAGTTCCTCTACTGCATCACCATAAATCTTCTCACCATTAAGAGTAACTCCACCAGGTAACTGAACATTTTGGAACTTGGTCAAATTTTGACCCCAGTATTTTTTAATCATAGATGTAGCATAATCTTTAACCCACAAAACATTGTATATCTTAGTATAGTTCGCAGGGTCTATCGCACTGATACATTCCATAACAACATACTCACCTTCTCTCACATCAGTTAAAGTATCCATATCAATAAACAACTTACCATCAGAAGCATTGAACCTAGTTGGTTTCATTCCTTCTAACAAGAAGTTAATTGTTGAGAGGTGTGTTTGAATCATATAGTAATGATGAAACTGTGTTGATGTAAAATCGAACAGATCATTCAATCTCAACTGATATCTAATATCAAACATATTAGCAGTACCTTTATCTTGGAAAGTAAAGATACCATTCACTGATCTAATATGATCTGGCATTATCAAATAGTTTGACTGTGTTTTAAATACAGTTCCTGTGTTTCCTGCTTGTAAAGTATCACTACCAGTTTCTTCAATATCTGCTTGGAATCTTGTGATATCTTCAGCAGTAAACTGATGTTTCATATACATTCTTTCAGAACCACCGTAATGATATTCCTGAAATTTTTCAATAGTATAATCTAAAGCATCATCAACCTGATCATCTGCTACGTTAACTTCTAACACAGGTTTACCCAACCTACGCAAGGCATATTCTTTTAATGTTGCTTTTGAATTAGGGGCAGCCATTTAGTTAACTCCTTGCTAGTGCTAGTAGTGCAGTCTTAAGTTGTGCGACTGTTGAGATGCTATTGTCATTACCAATCGCAACTAACTGAGTATAGATGTCATCTATGTCAGCATCGTTAGCGTCTGCCTTTGTACCTTGTGCAGCAGTAGCATATGCGGTAGAGGCAGTTGCAGCAGCAGTACCTAACGTAGGTTTACCAGTTAGGTCATTGTATGCTCCAGAGAATAATGTAGGTTTACCAGTTAAGTCATTGTATGCTCCACTGGTTGCTACAGTTGCTAAGTCACCTGGTTGTGTAGCAGAGTCAGCAAGTGTACCCTGTGCTGCTGTTGCATATGCTGATGAAGCAGTGGTAGCAGCAGATCCAAGTCCAAGAGTTGTTCTTGCAGCAGATGCTGATGCGTCATCAACTAATGTTAAACCAAATGTGCTGATAGCAGAAGCATCAAGTTTTCCAGTGATACCAGCAACAACACGAGCATCAGCACGTGCGTTAGTGTAATAAAGATTGGTTGATCCTTCAGATAGATCATCAGTATCAGCAGCTGCAATACGTGCATCTGCTCTAGCATTAGTGAAGTAAAGGTTAGATGAACCTTCAGAAACATTATCTGTGTCAAACTCAGTAAAGTCTATTGCTAGATCAGCAGTAGTAAGTTTGATACCAGTTCCATATGTGAAGTGAGTTCTAGTTCTAGCAGCAGTTGTAAAGAGGTTAGATGAACCTTCAGTTACATTGTCTGTGTCAATGTCTGCCTGTGTAACTGATAGAGTTCCAGAACTATGTGTGATACCAGTTCCGTAAGTAAAGTGTGTCCTTGTTCTAGCAGCAGTTGTGAATAGATTTGTAGATCCTTCTGTTACATTGTCAGTATCGATCTGAGATTCAGTTACTGTTAGTTCACCACCAGCAGATAATGCAATACCATTACCATAAGTGAAGTGAGATCTTGTTCTTGTATTTGTTGTGAATAGATTTGTAGAACCTTCAGTTACATTGTCTGTATTGATATCACTCTGTGTTACAGAAATAGTATCTGTGTTTAACTGAATACCTGTACCATATACAAAATGTGTTCTTGTTCTTGCAGCAGTTGTAAAGAGGTTTGTAGAACCTTCAGTTACGTTGTCAGTATTAATATCTACTTGTGTAACTGATAATGTGTAACTATTAGCAGCATCATCATATACCTTAGTAATACCAGTTCCAGCAGTAAATAGATTGTTTACTCTGTCATCAACTCTTTCGTCTGTGAAGTATAGATTTGTAGATCCTTCTGTAAGAGCATCGGTGTCGTGGTTACTGATGTCTCCAACCTGTGACTCTTGGAACGTAATAGTTCCAGTAACGTTCATATTACCTTGAACTTCAAAGTTTGTGGTAGATAGGAAGTTAGTTACTGTAAGAGTGTTAGAGAATGGGTTATATCTAAGGTTAGCAGAGTCAACGTGAACTGACTGATTACCAGTGTTTCCACCCATAAATGCAGGATAGAACAGTGCGTTGTTGTTAGTCTCAGTAACAGCAACCTGTGTTGCAGTATCAGCGTTACCTGTTAGATCACCAGTTACATCACCTGTGATCTGACCTGTGACTCCAAGAGTTGATCCGAAGGTTACAGAATCATCAACGTTAAGTGTTCCTTTGATATCTGTGTTACCAGATGCAGCAAGGATAGATGCTTTAATACCAGCAGCACCACCAACTGAGAAGTCACCACCAACGTATGCTTTCTTAGCAACTGATAGACCACCATCTGTGGATAGAGATGCAGAAGCATCAGTGTATCCAGTAGAATCAGTTACGTTATCTGCTTGTACAAGACCAGCAAATGTAGCATTACCAGATGTGACATCTATACCAGAGTTAAAGTCAGCATTACCATCTACGTTAAGAGTAGAATCGAAGTCAACTGCGTTTGTAACATCTAAAGTTCCAGCAATATTAGTATTACCAGATACAGATGCAACAGTAAATTTACTACTATTGATGTTTAGTGAACCACCTAGATTCAATGTAGATTGAAGTGTGGCAATACCAGAGGCAGTAAATGTAGATAAGTTTGTGTTTTGTGTTACACCTAATGTTCCAGCAATTAAAGTATTACCTGTAGGACCATCAACAGTGAAGTTTCCTGCACCTACATTTAAGTCATCTCCAATAAATGTCTTCTTAGCAACTGCTAAACCACCAGCAGTACGAACTGAAGCACCTACATCTGTAGCAGATCCAGAGTCAGCAGTGTTTGTTGCTTTTAATAATCCTTGAACTTCAGTAACATCCTTAACAAGTAAGTCATCATCAACAGTTAAGTCTGTATATATTCTTGCACTTCCACCAATAGAAACGTTTCCACCTATCCCTGCACCACCTGTTAATCTAAATGCACCACCAGCAGAGTGAGAACCAGAACTTAAAGACTGTGCAGTAGCATTTGTTATTGTTGTTATTCCTGTTACACCAAGTGTTGATGTGACATTTGTTGCTTCATCTACGTCTAAGGTTCCATCAATTACTGTGTTACCTGTGGCAGCAGCAACTGTAAACTTAGTAGAGTTAATATCAAAGTTACCTGAGATAGATCCTGTACCAGCAACAGTTAAATTAGATCCTGATCCAACGATATTGACAGTAGAGTTAAGTGTTGCAATACCTGTAAGACCAAATGTTCCAGCAACAGTTGTGTTACCAGTTACTGCGTCAACGTTAAACTTATTATTTGCAACTGCTAGATCATCACCAACATCAAATGTACCTGTGACATTTAAGTTACCACCAATATCTGCATCGTCAACAACGAATAAATCATCACCAACTCTAAGATCCAATCCAATTCCAGCACCACCACCAACAATTAATGTTCCTGTAGAAGGTGATGTTGCATTAGTTGTATCGAATAACTTGATAGAACCAGCATCAATACCAGACCTTGTACCACCAAATACTTCTGATGTATTAGTTGCGTTATGATATAGAGCAAATCTTGATTGTGAATCATCCCAACCAAAGAAACCTAATTTTGCTGAACCATCATAATATCTAAACTCAATACCACGATCTTTATTATCATCTGTGCTAGGTGCTGTATCTCCACCAAGAGTTAGAATAGGATCATCTAATTGAGTGGTAACTGTATTGATTGTAGTTGTAGTACCATTTACAGTTAAGTTTCCTTCGATGGTAGCGTTACCACCAACTTCTAAATCATTAGATCCAGAAAGGGTAACAGGTGCATTAAATGTGCTTGTAGCGTTGACTGAGAGGGCATCTCCTGACGCATCTCCAATAGTTGTTTGAGCTCCTGTAATGCTGAATTCACGGTTGAATACTGCATCTCCGTGGACTGTAATTGTTCCAGCACTTGCTGAACCCAAACCACTTCTACCAGCAACGATGTTACCAGCAGGACTGACACTAAACTCAACGTTGTCAGTACTTGCTTTCTTACCAACGTATAGGTTATCCCCGATGTGAAGATCAGTAGCAATACCACCACCGCCAAAGGATCTAAAGTTAGATGAGTTATCTTGTGCATAGTTAGGAGTATATGCGGCTGTTACACCTGTTCTAAATTTATAACGAACTCTTAAGAAGTTCTGTGTGTTGAATGTTTCGTTAGATGAACCTTGGTCTTTCTGGTTTATTTGTCCGTTGATGAAAATATCACTATTGAATAGTGTATTACCTTCAATATAACCACCACCATCTAATCTTAGAGCACCATAGTCACTACCTGTAATTATATAATTGTTACTTCCATCTGTGCTTATTGTTGGAGTATCAGTACTTTCAAAGTGAATTAGAGATCCAACATTTAATGATCCTTCTATATCTGTATTACCAGATGTACTTTGTACTACAAACTTATCAGCAGATCCATTATTTAATTTAAAGGTCTTACCAGTTGTATCAAGAATAATGTCATTATGGAATGTAGAAACACCATCAACATCTAATATGTTGTTTAGAGTTGTAGCATTGTCTACATCAAGGGTACTGTTGAATGTAACACCACTGTCTACATCAAGAGTACCATCTGTGTGTACGTTACCATTGTCAGAATCTACATCAAATACACTGACACCAGCAGCAGTTTGAATATCAAACTTTTTATTGTCTGCTTTTATTATTAAGTTATCTGTTATCTCAGTTTCTAACTGAACATCTAATGTACCTTGAATTACTGTATTACCTGTATCAGTATCAACTGTAAATTTATCTACACCCGCAGCAGTTTGTATCTTAAAGTCTTCGTTATCAGACTTGATGATAACAGTATCATTAATTTCTGTTTGTCCTGCAACAGTAACAGTACCACCAATATGTGCATTCTCAGAAAGTCCAAGACCACCAGTTACAACTAATGTACCAGTTGTAGTTGATGTAGAACCTGTGTTTGTTGTTAATCTGAGATTACCAGCGATGATAGCAGCGTCTGTACCAGTAAATACTTCATTGGTGTTAGTGGCATTGTAGAGGAACCTAAAGCCACCAGTGCCATTCCAGATATTAGAGTCTGCGTAACTTTCGTCCCATCCATAAAAACCTACCCTTGCTTGTGTGTCATAATAAGAAAACTCTACACCACGATCCTTGTTGTCATCTGCAACAGGAGCAGTGTCACCACCTAGAACGATGATTGGATCATCGACAGTTACCACAGTGGAATTAACAGTAGTGGTTGTACCATCTACTTGTAAGTCACCACGAATCTGAACTTTACCAGTTGCAGCATCGTCGTCACCTGGATCCAAGATCATAGTACCAGCAGTGCTGCTGAGAGTATCGTCTTGGAATTGGAATCCTTCTACATTAACACGATTTGAAACATTTGTCGATGATATTGTTATGTCTTCGTCTGCTGTAATGTTAATACTAGCAGTACCAGCACCAGCGTTGTTTGAAACAATATCAAGAGTTCTATCAGTTGCGGAAGAGACATTGTGATGAATTTTAAGTGAACCAGCAGTCCTCTCAATAGTTTGTAGAGGAGTGTTACCTGGTCTGTCAAGTTTTATAGAAGCACCGCTTATATTTGTATCAACATTAATATCTACTCCACCAGCATTACTGTTATCGGTGTTATTAGCACCAAATAAAAGATTTCCAGAAGTGTCATTTACTTTTACATAATTAAGATAATCAAATCCTGTGTGTGCAGTGGAAGTTGTTAGTTCATTATCTAATTCAAAATCTTGAACTGTATTTCCATCAGTAAATGTAATTTTATTATTCTGCAACTGGTTATTATCAACACCCATTGCAGCAATGGTTACGTGACCATTTGAATCTACATCAAAATCTTCTTGTGCAAATGATGCAAGACCTTTCTGTTCAGTACCTTCAGCAGCACAAAATCTCCAACCGTTTGCATCACCAGAACTGTGAGTAGGTGCTCCACCACCAGCAGATATTGTTTGAAGTGCTTGATATACCTTAGAAGCATTTGCAATTATGTCATAACGATTATATGTTACTCCTGCGTCATAACCAGAATACTTAGATCCTTCTACTGCTGTAGCAATAGGTACGTTCTCTGCTAATGTAATACGACCATATCTATCAACACTAAACTTGGTTGTGTTAACAGTTTCTGTACCATATGGTTCTGAGTTACTACCAGCAGCATTAACAGATGTTAATGATTCAGTGTTATAGCTACCAACAACAACTGCTGTATCAGCAAGATCAATGAATGGGTTTTGTGAACTACCATCAGGTACTGTAAATATAATTCTTCCAGCACCACCAGTTAACTGTCTAGTGGTTATATTTCCTTGAGATACTCTAGCAAGTAAACCAACTGTAGATAGTCCTGCTAATGATGTTAAGTCATCATCTAATGGTTGAGCATCAGTAATACCATAGTTTGCAAGTGTAGATGCAAGTTCAGCACCAATAACCCTACCTTGTGAGTTAACCCTAACACGAGTGTATAGATCACTAGCATCAGGATCAGCAGGATTATAATGTGGAAGTGTTGTTATTAATGATAAGTCAGTTGTTAATGTAAGGTTTGATGATCCATCAAAAGAACCTGATCCAGTAACCTGACCAGCAAGTTGAATTTGTCTAGCGTTAGCAAGACGTGTGGCAGTTGCAGCGTTACCAATAACTGTTGCAGTTATAGCACCAGCTTGGAAGTTACCATCAGCGTCCCTTTTTACAAGTGTATTAGCAGCGTTTGATTCTGTTTCTAGTGGTCTCTCATATCTTAAACTATTCCACGGAGTTACTCCATCCCCGATTTTAATACGTGATGTATCAATTTCAATACCAAGTTCACCCTGTGCCAAGATAGGGTTGATGTTTGCCCACTGTTGAGCACCATCACGTCTTAATTGAATTCTATTTGCCATTGGTTATGGTATCCTACATTTCGGACAATATGCCTCCAAGATATTTATAACCGTTAAAAAGAGACCTCTCGGTCTCTCTCTAAATTATTGTGCTCCCCCTGCATCAACATTGTCAACAGTAGGTTCACCATCTGAGAGGATGTACTCCAGCGTTTCTATAGCACCTTGGAGTTTTAGTGCTTGTTGTTCATTCTGTCGAATCTTTTGAGCCATCTGTTGGTTCTCATCGACATATGCTTTTAATCTAGTTTTGAAATCAGAAAGTAGTTTTTCCTGATCTACATTTTCAGGTGCGTCAGCAGTCATTTGTTTAATAAAGATTGTTTAATTAAGTTTTTCAACTCAGATAATTCTGATTTTAGCACATCCATATCTTTTTGCATAGTTTCGATTTTGAGATCTTTCTCGTGTCGTCTTTTAGCAGCAGATCCTGGAGGGGTTGCTTTTGTATTTAGTATGGCACCAGACTTGGTGTCTCGTACTAAATCAGGTTTACCTTTTACGTGTTGAAAGTCAGGTTTCTTAGAGGTCACTTAAAGCTAATACACGAAGGTTTTTAATTTCGGGTACGTATGCTTGGTTTCGAGATGTCATAATAATTTTAATCTGAGCAGCAGTGAATTCAGCACCTGTGTAGGTGTATTCTAAATCCCTGAGAAGATATGCTTCAGTCTTTTGAACTGTTTTATCTTCCAATCCGTTTCCGTTAAAATATATATACCCTATTTCATCGAAAGTAATAGACGCACCAACAGGTTGTATACGATACATAACGTGAATTTCAGTATCAGGATGTCTCCATCCTTCAAACTGAACCTTCAAAGTATTCGCTGGATTCAGTAAGTTCATAGTCTTACTGATGTAAACAGCATCATTCTTATCACCACTTCTTTGCTCTGCGTTAGAATTAGCAGGCTCAATCTGGTTGATTCTATTAGAAGTTGTAATTAATGAACAACGATCTGTATCAACCACAGGTGACAAGTTAGCGTTAGTTGAACTCATTAGCAAGTTCATAGTCAATGACTTAGAACCACTTAGTTTTGCATCTTCGTTAACTTTAGAACATACCAATTTAGGGAATGTCATATAGTTATCTTCGTTTGCAATACAGTCTAAGTATACACCATCATTAATGAATGATGCTTCACTCACGTTTGCACCATTAAGTATGGATGTAGCAGAGACTGCGTTCAATCTAGGAATAATATCCGTTTCAGGGAAGTTATTCATTTCAAGTTGTGGATAGAACTGTTCAAACTGAATGTTCTGTGTAGCAGTAACACCTTCACCACCATTCTGAACTCCGTTTGTAGATACAGATGTGACTGCAACCTTATACGAGTCAAGAGTTGGTGAACCAATAGCAGTGTGTAACTTGTTAATTTCTGTTAGAGGAATACCATCTAAGTTATAACACTCAATAATACTTGTATTACTATGTGCTAAAGCAGCAGTTCCACCTTTACCACGAGAACCAGAAGGTAATGTAATAATCTTACCGTCAGATGATATATTACTGTACTCAATAATTTCAAAATGTTTCTGACTGATTTCAGGATCACGAATAATAATGTATCCAACGTTGGATGTTGCAACAGAAGCACCATTGATCGTTGTATGGAACGCTGAAGCATCTTGAACGTGTAACTGGAAGGTTCCTGAAACCGCATCCGCAGCTGTAATACCATTTGTATGATATGCAGAGTCAATGATTGTAGGAGCAACTTCTGAAATTACACCTTCTAGTTTTACATTATTAGCAGTATCGTGCATACAATGGTTAGCGTGCATCACTTCGATCTCAGTAGCTTGGTTGAAGTATGAGATAGGAGCAGCAGGATAATCATTGATATCATCTCCAGTTGCATTGATACCACCAGCAGCTATAGTTCCTGATCCAGTTGTAGCACCACTTGTTGTTTGTGTTATAGCATCACCCACAGCAAACGTACCTGTAACAGATTTAATTGAAACAACACCAGTTCCTGAATTAAATGCAGTCACCATACCTGATGCTCCTGAACCGTTTGTTATTGTATTATTTGAATCGAATGTACCTGTTACACCAGTTAGTGTTATATCAGCAAGTGATCTAGAAGATACAAGTCTATAGATGTAACTAGCACCAGATGCAACACCTTCTCTAAAGGTTCCTGCAACGTCATCTACGATGATGTAAGCATTAGATGACCCTTGTACACCTTGTACAACTTGTCTGATGATAGCAGATGGTACAGGGGATGTATCAGTCTGTGTAATCTCAGCACCAATAGTAAAGTTTGCTTGGTGATCAGAAAGAATAATCTTAATCTCTGGTTTTAGAGTTCTGATTGGATTTGCTCTTAGTTGAGAAATACCACTGTTACCTATAGCAAGTTCAGCATTATTGAATACAGCAGTACCTGTTGAGTTAGCACTAAATTGTGCTTTATATAATGTGAATTTTAAATCTTCATACTGGTCAGCAGTCCAAGTAGATGCGTTCTGTGATTTGAATAAAACACCAGCATAAGGTTGTTCAGATATAGTTCTGTCATTAGTAACATCATCCTCACCCATTCTTGATATCCAGAGTTTGAATTCGTTAGAGTCAGAAAGAACAACTAAACAGTATTCTCTATTTTCTGTAACGTATACAGGTGAATCAAATGTAAATCTTGTGGCAACTGTACCATTCTCAGATAGATTGATCTGTGAAGGTAAAAGTGTAACGTCAGAGAAAGCAAGAACTTTAGTAGTTGGATAACCATTTGCCATCTCTCTAACCTGTACTGATACAGGAATTCTCTCATCTCTTGTATTGAAATACAACTCACAACTTGTTAAGAATGCACCACCTTTAGATTCAACCAAGAATGATTGTGCAAGAGGGTCATACCAACCTGTGTCTCTAGTTACGTTACTTGTAGTGTTATTAACAGTTCTATCTTGTGTAACTGTATCTCTTACGATGTCAGCATTTCTAACAGCAAAGATTGTTGTCTGTTTAGTTTCAATAACACCTGACGCAACATAGTTAGCAGATGCAGCAGAGTCAACTTGACCTGGTACTCTAGAGTCAGTGTCTGATGTAGTAAGTCTTACAACTCTTGTACCTGTAGCAAATCTTGGGTTAGTTGATACACGTGGGTTAGGTATCCACATAATACCTTCCATATCACCGTTAGTGTTTGCAACTAAACGTTTTGTCTTAACAACAGCACGAGCACCAGATGTTTGTCCTACAAGAATTTCAGTTTCAATAGGATTACCATAATATGCACCAGCAACTGTTTCTGACATTGTTTTAGTATCAATGTTTAAGAAACCTGTTGTAGAAGCATAAGATGTTGGAAGATCAGATCCATCATAAGGTGATTTACCATCATCAAATCCTGTTTCAGGACTTACAATTTTTAATCTACATCCAGATGTTTGACCGACAACAGTTTCATCAGTAACAAATGGTGTGTTATTTGTACGACTATCATCAACTGGATTTTTAATAACTTCAATTAATCTTGGAGTTGTATAGTAATTTACATCTACGTTATCAATGAAAGCATAGAATCTTGTATTTGGTTTTAGACGCTGGATCTTAAACGCAATGTTTCTTGATCTAATAAAAGGTATTACTGTTTTTTCTAAAGTACGATCACCCATATTCTGACGATCAATTCTAGGTGTAACTCTACTTCTGATACCAGAACGTGACTGGTTACTTACAGTGTTTGTAGTTGTTGTAGTAATTCTTCTAATATATGGCCACTGACCTCTTCTCATAGTCTGTGTATCAGATCTACTAGAAGCAGAAGACCAGTTTGTTCTCCAAGAGTTCCATTGTGTTGGAATAAATCC